AAGCGTGAGCGATCCCTGCGGGTAACCGCCGCCTGCCGAGAACGCTTCGACATAGCCGCCGAGACCATAACCGGCGCCGCCGACGCTCACCGAGCAACCGGTCAACGTGGTCACCATGACCGGGGCCACAGAGGCGTTGGTGCCCGCACCGGAAACCGCCAACGAGAGCTGCTGCGGCGTGGCAATAGCCGAGCCGGGATTGGTGCAAACGATGCCGGTAACCGACCCGCCGAAGGTGGTCGAGAATGCAACCGTGGCGAGCGTGATGCCGGTCCCGATATTGGGATCGGTCGGGTTGGGCTGCAGAACAATGGTCACGCCGGAAGGATAGCCGCAGCCCTGATCCACCATGGAAACCGTGGAAAGCGTGCCGCTTGCTATCACCGCATAACCGACCGCGGGGCGTCCGCCGACGCCATTGGGGTTGCTCGAAGCAGGAGGTGGCGCCGGGATGATGACGATCGGCGGCACGCCGTAGCCCCCGCCGTAACCGATGATCGAGGAAACCGAGTATGCGCCGCCGACGATCGGCAGCCACGTCGATCCGCCGCCGCCCGTTACCGCAACGGTGGTGGTAGCCTGCACATAAGACGAGCCGCCGGTCAGAACCACGCCGCCGACCGGGGTGCCAAGGCGATTGGCAACGCGCCAGTTGAAGCCGTCGCTCTTGACGTAGAGCGGTGCGCCGCCTTCCATCGTACCGGAAGCGGCAATCTGCCAAACACCGGTTACAGGGTCGAGGTACTCGGCAAACAGATACATGCCAAGGTCGATGTACCAAGTCCCGCAGGGCACCGGAATCTGATTCCCGCCGGCCAACGCGATCTGGTTGGTCGAGTAATCGAGCGGAGCATTAGTCAGCTCGGACGGATAAAGGTTCTGGGGCAACATAAGCCCCATTCCAGGCCCTGCCAAAGGTTGCGGCATATCAGTTCCTCATCCTTGCGCTTTTCAACATACTGCCAAGCTAAGCCATTGATTCTGCTTCAAAAAGCATTCCCACCAATATTATAGGCCCAAAAATTGGCCGAAGGCTTGGCGGTTATCACGTCGTAGCCGACAACCACGACGCCTTGCTGACCGATCTGGCCGAGCGGGACGAGACTGTAGAAGCCCGAGAAGTCGAAAGCCGCATCCTCCGACAAATAGAGCGCCGTGTATTTGACGTTCACGCCAAAGGCATTGCCCTGTGGAACGAAGTGGTCGGCAAAGATCGGAATGCCCGAGACCACGAGATTCGGGAAGGTCGATCGAACCTGCGCGCTCATCGAGCCGGTGTAGGAAGCGTTCGGATCGACGTAGATGGTTTCTTGCCCGGTGAAGTCCGTCGCGAAGGTGGCATAATCGCCGGGGTTCATGACCACGTAGGTTGGCGCCTCACCGCCAGCTGCGTCGGTGGCCTGCGCTATAAGGACCGACATGGCTTTACGGTTGAAGCCGTTGATATTCACCGAGTAAGTCTATGAATATTTGCCGGTGGCCATGTTGACGTACTGACCCTGGAAGGCTGAGTTGCCCGCCGCGTTCCGGTTGACGCCGCCATAGGTGGCAAAGTTCGTCCCGTTGTCGAAGGCGTTCTGATACGAATCGGGGAACAGCGGATTGCTGGAATTGTTCGTGAACATGAGCCGCGCCATGTTCTGGCGCGTAACGGCGTACACGTCGTTCATGCGCGCCTTGAGCAAACTGATCTCGCGATCGGTTGCCTGCAAGACCGTCTCCCCGAAGGGCAACGGAACCGGGACAACCCAGTACGCCAGGTTGAACTGAAGGTTCTGGATGCCGGGGGTGATAACGGGTGAGTTGAAGCCTCCACCGTATCCGGTGTATTGGCCTTGCACCATGCTGTTGCCTTGAGCCGGGATGGTGACCTGGTTCAGGCCGCCGGCCGCGCGCTGCGCATTGCCCAGCATATAGAACAAACAGGGCGCGCCGAAGTATATTTGGACGAACAAACGGGGAACAAAAGCTCTCCGGGTCACTGAAGTCAACTCAGTGTACAAACTGCCAGCGGCCGGTGCGACGCCTATACCAGGAAGGGGCATATCACTGTTCCTTTATTAACGTCGTACCTGCGTCCCGCGCATCTCCCGCAGCGCATCCCCTGCCATCTTGTCAATGAGCGGATTGGACTCGCCTCGGGTCTCGATGAGCTTCTTGAGATCCTCATTCTGCTCGTTCGAGGTCTCAAGGAAATTCCAGCCGCCGTAAGCATTCGGAGTGACGGGAGTAGCCGGCGGGTTGTGCTTCTCCCAGATCGCGGCGGCATCCAGCGGATCGAGGATACCCTTCTCCTCCATCAGCTTCTCGACGCCCTCGATCCCCTTGTCGGTCCAGCCGGCGCGACGGAGGTCGGCAATGCCGCTGTCCTTCATGGACTTGAGCCGGCCGATCTTCTCGTCCTGCTCCCGCTTGGATTCCGCCTCGGTGCGAGCCTTCTCGGAATCCTCCAGACGCTTGGAAAGCGTCTCGATTTGCTTCTGCACAGGGTCTTCCTGCTCAAGCTCCTTCACCATCGGGTCATCCGGCCGGACCTCGCGCTGCGCTTCAAGCAGCTTGCGCTTGGCCTTCGGATTGCTCCAGATGTTCTCGATGAACTCTCTCGCCTTGCGGCTGCGCTGAAGCTCGACTTCATCCACCTCGACGATCGGCATCAGGCAGACCCCCCGGACGTGCTGCCGGCGCTCGGTACATGGTTGAGCGGCAACTCGGCGGACTTCATGTTGGCCGGCAGATGATCCTTGCGGCCTTGAATCTGGATTTCCTCCATCGAGACCCGCACGATCTGCGCGTCCGAGGTGGGAACCGTCTTGGTCGTATTCTTGAAGATATCGAGGTTAGACATGCGATTAGCTCCTTACTGATCGCGGCCGAAACGCGGTCGCCGGACATTCACCACGTCCTGTGGCCAGCCCGCCTTCCACCAAATGCTTGGCACGGTTGTCTTGGGATCGTCGGTAGGAACCTGGGTCGAGGCGGGAGCGAACTGCGAATCATCCGCGGCCTTCATGTCCGCCTTCGTCCACTCGGTCTTGAAAATGCTCATGCGGCCCTCGGCATCATCGGCGGTCCGCCAGGCGGTTGCCCGCCTTGCGGCGGCGCCTGCGGGCGCATCTGCTGGCCCATCTGCATGTTCTGCGAATTCTGCATCATCATGCGCTGGAGATTGTTGCGCTCGGCAGAAGGATTGGAAGCTCCCGGAGGAACGTGCTTGGCAAAAATCTGAATCCCCTTCATCAGAGCTTGGCCGAGCTCGCTCGTCGCCCCCACCATGGGAATCATCTCGGTGAGCTGGTTGACGACATTCCCCAATCGCTGGACGACCGCCGCTTCATAGCCCTTGTTGGGAGTCGGCCCGGTGGCAGAGCTGACCCCCATCGGGGCTTGTTGCGCCGCATCTTGTCCAGCGGTTGGGGTAGGAAGTTCGGGCATCGGCGTGGGTTACTTGCGACCCTTGCGGCCCTTCCGGCGATTACGAACGATCATTGCCGATCTCCTGGTTGGGGTTGGGTGTTGTAACGCGCCGTGCAAGGTAGCGCGGCCCGTTCGCCCTCTAAGATTGCTAAAATCCACTTGAAAAGCGATACGAGTAAGAGTAGGTATTCGTTGTTAATGCTAGAAAATCTCGCGAAAAAGCATATGGAAAATGGTTCCGGGTCGGTCACACTGACTTTTTCCATGCCGAATCCGGTATTGCCCAAATTCCTCGCGATCAAGGATTGCGCGAAAGTTTTAGGCGTCGGCTACCAAACGATGTACGACATCGTTAAGAGCGAAACCGGCCCCCCCTACATCAACCTCAACGGCAAGCACTCGATCCGAATCGCCTACGACGACTTCATGAAATGGATCGACAACCACAGGAAAACATCATGTACGCCTTGACCGTCTTCCTCGGACCGGCCTGCTTCCAGCTGCTTTACCGAAAGGAAGACAAAGCGCGCGAGGCCAAAGCACTCCTCACGCCAAACGGATCAACGGCCTTGGGCTCGACCGAATGGATTCAACTGATCGATGATTTCGGACATGAAATGTCCCTCGAACGCCGCACCCTGTCCGGCTTCATCTACGAGGACATGGAGCAGACCAAGGTCGCCCACGTCGAACGCGCCCTGCACCAGCAACGCCTGCAAAACCTGGCGCAGAAGACCGCCGAGTCCGATCCCGGACTGCGAGCTCAAAGAATGATGGGCAACGGCCCCGTTCTCATGCCCTTCCCAGGAGGGATGCCGAACCGCGGCAACTAGTGCCGCTTGCTGCCAATAAACTGCTTCTCAAGAACTTTCTGGCCCAATTCCGGGTCGCTCTTAAGCAAGTTCTGGAACATCTCGGCTTGCTTTTTCTCCTTCTCCCGCAACCGGGACTTGGCGGCATCCCGGTCGGGGAAGGGCAGGTTATCCAACAGGTACTCCCCGTCCACCACGCCCATCTTGTGCGAGCCTACGATCAGTTGCGTATTCTCGTCCGAGAAGATCGGGCTTGACGAATGGGAATCGACAACCACGCGCCAATCGTCGGGAAGATCCTCAATTATGAACGAAGTCCCCTCCACATCCTGTGGGGTATCGGCCTTGACCCAATAACGGCTGGCATCCTTCGCTTCCCGCATCTTGAGGGTCAAATCGGCCGCCTGCGCACACTGGCGTTCCGCGCGAAGCGCCGCCCCCCGCAACTGTGGAGAAGCGGTCTTGAGTAGCGTATCGGCATGTACCCCGGCGCGGACGCCCTGCTCCCCCTTGCCGCGCATGATATCGGGGAAGCCTCCGATCTCCATCATCTGCTCCTTCAGAAACTCAAGCATGGGGAGCAATTCCGGCGGGAACTTGGGGGTCAAATCCGTTATCTGGGATCCCTGCTGCATGTTGACGAACCCCGCCATCCGCATGCTGCCGTAGGTTTCCTCGGTGATCCCGCCTTCCCCAATGAACCCCATGAACTTGTCGATTTGCAGGCCCATGAGCCGGCGCGCGTCCTCAAGCCATTGCGCCAGCAAACCCTGCGGCTCGATCAGGTCAACCAGCTCGGAACGCCCCCAGAAATAATTATTCACAGGGTTGGTCTGAATCAAAGTGTAGGGTTGCGAGTTCTTGACCCCCAACAGGTTCATCTTCTTTCCATAAGGAGCCACGACGATGTTAGGCTCGATGAACTGGATGGTGGTGTAATCGTCGTAATCCTGCACCCAAATCTCGTGGAAATTGACAACCTCGGTCGCTACCTGCGGCCCCATGATCGCGTAGTTGGGGTCGTTGTTAAGCTGCACGATGCCACCCGGCAGCGGGCGCGTAGCCTGCTGCACACCGGTTTGTATCTGCGACGTGGATAAGACCTGGTGGAAGAAGCTCTGCGGATCGGAAACCGACGTACCCTTTTGCGCGTGCCCGCTGATACGATCGAATAATTTCTTCGCATCCGGCAAATGGTAGATGCGCCGCCATACCTCGGGCATGGTCAACTGCGTAGTCTCGACCAGGCATGGCTGGCGGTCAAGTTCGTTCTCGGCCTCGTTGTAAACGCCGAACTGCCAAGGCATCACCAGCTTGGCATAGTAGGACGGATGCTGATCCGAGCCCTCGACTTGCGGCCATTGCTTGAGAAGGCTCGCTCCGTACTTGAGCGACTCGAACACCCCCTCGCCAAACATGAAGTCGGTATTGGTTCGGTCCCAATGGCGGGTGATCTGCTTGCCCACCACCGCGGCCTTCTCGTAGATATCCTTGGGGTAGGCGCGATCGAAATCGAGGGTGAACTTCAACTCGACCGGCGAGAAGATATGCTCGGATTTGCTGGTCAATTGCCAGTACAACCAGTTCAGCAACGACCTGGTGCCGTCAGTACGCCCCGTTTCCGTAACCGCATTGAGAAGCCGGCAATAATCCGAGCGCTGCCCCACCGAGACTCGACACGTCTCGATCATGTCCTCCGCGAAGGAAATCAGCTCGCGTTCGCCAGTGGGGACGGTAAGCATCAGCCCTTGAATCTATAATTAGGATTGTAATGCGTCTCGACCGTCGGAATCTCGGAAGTCGCGTTGCCGGAAGCCGAGTGCATGTTCTGCAGCACGGTACGCATCCTAGCCCCGGCATTGGCGTGCGGTCCAGAAGAAATCTGGCCACCATAAGCCAATGCCGCAGCGGGCTGGAAGCCCGAGATGCCCGGATTGGCCTGCATGAACTGGCTGACCGGGTTATTCGGCACCTGCACCGCCATATCCCCGGCACGTTGGTTGTCCCGCATGTTGGTGATCTTGAGCGATGCCATTTCCGAAACCGGAGCTCCGGTCATCTCGGCCGCGGCGGCAGCTCGAACCTCCGATCCCCGCTCCATGTCCCGGTACACGTTGTCGATGGTCTTGGACCGACCAGACGAGCGGATGAAGGGAAGCACAATGTCGTCGTCAGCGCGATCGTGACCGACCTTACCCTCGCACAACGGGCAGATATCCGGCATTCCTTCCGTGGGGTTCCAAGGAAATTTACCCCTGCATGAAGGGCAGCGGAGGCTGTATCCCATCAAAATCTCCTGCCGGATGACCGCCAAGACTGATAGCGCATGGCGCGATCAACCACAACACGCTCTATTCTCTTACGGTCGAAGAACGACTGCAACTGGTTTTTCTGAAACAAATCCACCTTGTCCGACAGGCGCGCGCTCTTTTGCACCTGCTCTGCCTGCCGTGTTTTCCTGTTGTTTATCAACGTGCGGCGCATCTTTTCTTCCCAGCAATGCACCGCCAGCGCCATGGCGATCACGCGGTCATCCTTGGCCGACCCTTGCGCCCCGATCGAATCTCCCTCGCGCCGGATGCGCGTCATTTCCTCCACCAAGTCCTTGGAACGAACCTGCAAGATGCCGCTGGACACGAAGTCGCGAAGGCGCTCCAAGAGCGTCACTTTCAACTGGGTGCGAGTGCGGTAATGGTAATTGTAGCCCGCCCCCATCGAATCCACGCGAGTCCAGATGTAGGTCCGCACGTTGCGAAATATGTCCTGCAAGCCCCGCTGCTCGTACTCCTTGTACTGCAAACGCCCTTCGAGCTTGGCCCGCAGGGAACGCAACTCGGTAAAGACCGCTTCCCCAGGTCCGTTTATCTCAAGAATATAACGAA